TGCCAATGGTCGGGCAAAGAAGTATCTTATCACTTTTGATGATGGACATACTGAATGTATTAAATCATTGCAAACATGGGCACGAGAACATGAATATTCTCCATCAAGTATTAGAAACTTGTATAATGGTAGACAAACTACAGCACACAAAAATATTATCAAAGTAATTCCATTATGATGAATGAGCAGACCAAACTGATTCTGGCACTACATCAAATTGAGAATCTTACCTCTCTGCTTGCCAACAATGAGTCTCAACAATATCTACATTCTCATTTGATTCAGATAAAGGTTGAGTTGAATCGACAGTTGACAAATCTTACAAATTCTACTAAAATCAAGGAGTAATTTAACACAAGAAATGAAGTATTTGTATCTAATTGATTTTAATCAACCATTTCCAAGTTCAGAATATGGCGGTTTGATTGCTGCAATTGCAAGTAATGATACTGAATGCCATTCTCTCCTTTTAAATGAAGGATTGTGGGATGAACCACACATTGGTTTGATTATGCAAGCAGTTGTGAATGCTCAGAAGTTCGCACTTCAAGATGATTATGAATCCGCAATCATTGAGGCATTTACCACATGACGCAACTGTATCGGATTGAAGAACTGTTTACTAACAGTTGGGAACTGATTGATGAATCGGCGTCCAAACTGACCAAAGAACAGTGTGACCAAAAACTTCAATATTATCTTGAGTGTGGGTATAATCCAAATTATCTTCGTGCTGTTCCAGATAATGGAATTTCATCATAAACCACCGGATGGATATGTATACGAATTTGAAGAGAACTTCAAGCGTAGCATTACTGCAATTTGGATTGTTAATTGCAATCACTTCAACTATTGTGGTAAGTCTCATGTTGGTAGTATTTGGGGATTTTTCAACACAAAAACAAAAACCTACTACTCCCCAATCAATTCAAAAACCATTGGATCAGCAGTGGATATAAACAACACTACACCTTATAGTGCAATGATTCCCAAAGCATCACCACTGGATTCATTTTTTGTATGAGATCTGATCAATTTGCAGAAGGACTTCAAGTCTCTTATCGACATCTGACTGGAACGATTCATTTTATCTGTTCTTCTTATATCACCGTTTGTGTGAGAACTTTTGAAGATCGTGTCAGAAATGTTTGTGTTCTGGTGCATCGTGAGAATTGGAAAGATCTGAATCTTCTGACTGGAAATCGACAGGATTATGAAAAATAAACCATCTCTGTGGCGAATCATTGCAAAGTCACTTGGTGAAAAAGCAGGAAAGAATAATCAAGAAGCAGATCAGATTGCATTGGTTCGCTTACTGATGTTTCTTTCCATTTTGATTACAAACTGCTTCATTGTGTATGGTGTTCTAAGGACTCATCACTTTCCAAATGACAGTTTGAGCACTGGCACAAGCACTCCTTGCAGATCCCATTGATCTTCTGCTATACTGTAAGCATCAACAGCAAAGGGGACCTGATGATTGTCCCACAAATCACTGACGAACAAATCAAAAAGATTTTTGAAGACTTTTGTGAGGAAGATGGTATTATGGACTTTGGAAACTTTCGTATGGCAGTGAGAAAAGTTCAGCATGTCATCGGACAAAATGCACTGATATGTTTGTAATTGCCATCGGTCTCATTGGTGCTTTCATTGGTTGCACCATCCTTGCCAAACTTGACGGATTAAATCACACTCAGGATGAATCTAATGACTGACAAAGAAATTTCACCGGCAGCTTGTGCTGTTCTTGATGCCGCCTTCAATGCTAGCACCTGGGGGCGAGACGACTGCCTTAACGACGCTAGAGAAATTGCCGCAGCGGTTCTTCGTGCTGCAGCAAAAGAGATGTATTTCAAAGAGGATGTAAAGGTCCTGAATGAACTTGCGGACGAACTATGATGACTGATCTTTCCCCCGCTGCCCAGGCGATAGAAGACGCATACTTCAACGCCGATGGTTTTGGATACCGAAACGGTCTTGCTGCTGCTCTCCGTGCTGCTGTCGCCAACACTCAACAACGCCAATACAACGAATGTTGGATCTGCGACGCCAATGAACTCCTTGCCATCGCTGCAGAACTGGAGGAAGTGTGACACTCTGACAACTGGCACAAGACCCTCCCCAGACCCCACCAGGACCCCTTACAATAAAAGTATCAAGAGAAAACCCCAATGCCTAACCACCTGGAGCATCCTGAAGATCAGATCCTGACTGGTGATTTGTCGGTTCTTGATTTCTTCGTTACGCCTGGTCATTTGAGCGTGAAGATCGATGGTGCCCCTTCTGTGGGTTTTGGAGTTAATCCTGCGACTGGTAAGTTTGCCGTTGCAACTAAATCTTTCCTCAACAAAAAGAAAATCAAGATCGCACACTCTCACGAAGAGATTGATGCGTTTTATCAAGGTGAAGTTGCAAAGATTCTTCATCATTTGTTTGATTATGCTCCCCGCCAACATTCTGTCTGGATTCAGGCAGATTGGATTGGATTTGGTGGTGATACTGAATACACTCCTAACACCATTACCTATCAGTTTCCTGAAGTAGTTGAGGAGAAAATTATTCTTTTTCCTCATACGATTTACTGGGGAACTGATAATCTCAACACTTGCAACTCTGCTCCAATTGATTTTCAACTTGAGAGCACTTCTGACTGTAAGGTGATTCAACCAAAAGCATATATTCAGCATGGTCAAGAATCATTTGCTGATGTAGAAGATGTCTGTAAGTTCGCAAAGCAAATGGCACAATGTGTTCCTTTTGTTTCTGATAAGGAAGCAGTTCAGATTAAAAAACAATTGAATGCTTGTATCCGTGAAAATCGTCCAATCGAGGATGATGCATTTGATTGTGATTATCGTCTGATTGCATATTGGAAATTAATCAAGTCGATCAAAGAAGATTGTTTGTTTCTGTGTCGCAATTCAGGTCCAGCAGCATACATCAACGGCAATCGTATTGATGCTGAGGGTTATTGCCTTTCTAATGAATACGGTTTCTATAAGTTGGTCAATCGTAGGGTATTCTCATATGCCAATTTTCTAAATAACAATAAAAAATGAAGACGTTCTCACAGTTTCAAGAAGACGCTGGCACTGGCAATTATGCGAACTATGTGAGAGAAAGAAATCGAAGAAAATATAATGTTCCTTCTCCTTCTCAGGTTAACAAGGAAAGAAAGTTAGCATATATGTTGCAAAAGGATCTTCCAAATTAAAATAACATGAGTCTCCAAATTATTGCTCACAAAACTGAATTCGGTGATTGGACATTTGACCATGAACATGAAAATACGATTGAAGAACCATTATGCAATGGAACTGAATTAGTTTTGGATGAATATTTTCGTATTGATATGAATCGTAATCCAAAAATAAATGATCAAATTCAAATTATTGTAGATACAGAAGATTTTGAGAACTCTACCACAGTTCTTCAATTAGAATCCACTAATGATGAAGGTTCTAATTATTTGGATATGGTTTTGTTTGAAAAAGTTTGGTTATGTCCTTGGTTACAATCCTATTTTGGATATGTGCCATCAGAACTCTATGTTCAATTAAATCCAGTCAATCCGGGTAAGATTGCTTTTGAAAAAACAATGAGAACTGGAGTCAATCCATTCACTAAATATTTGAAAACATCATCCTTTAATGAAAACGTTTCAGGAATTTCAAGAGAGTGCAGCAATTGCTAGGGGTGCATTAGGACTTCTTAGATCTGCAGCGAGAGCAGGAAGAGCAGTTAGAACTGCAGATGGTGGTAGAAGAGTCACATCAGCGGCAAGAGCGGCAAGAACCGCTACTTCAAGAGCAGTTGCACCTAAAGGACCTCCTAAATTCAAATCTTTCACCAATAACGATTATCGGGATACAAACTCTGATCTTGCTGCATTTAAAAAAGCAGGATTTAGAGCAAATAAACAAGACATTAAATCAAGATTTAATTTTGATGGAACTACTGATCCAAAGGTAAATACCTTTCATGATAGAGGTTCATTATACAGCACAACTGTATCCAGACATAAGAATCAGGCAACTTATGCACAAAGACAGTTGCCAAACAAAGTTGGATATGAGCGTGATGCGGTAGGTGATCCTAAAAAAACAGCAAGACCAACTGCAAAAAGAGCATTTTTCTTAAAACAATTGAAGGGACAAATGGGAGGAACAAGAACTCCCAAACAAGTTGCAGATCTTGAAGTCGGAACAAGATCTGATTACTATCGTAAAAATGATCCTGAAGATTTGATTGGAAGAGGTAAAGAATTTGTTCAAACATTAAAAGATATTCCTGATAAACTTTGGCAATCTGGAGTCAAACCAGGTTCTAAAGTTACCGGCCATCCAGGAGCAGTCATGCCGGGCGAAACAAATAAGGTATTGGGAAGAGAAAAGAGAGCGAAACTTTATAAGAAGATTGCTGGATCAAGAATGTCAAAAATGAATCCTGTGACTCATACTCTTGTCGGGACAATGCAATGAAGTCATTTCAAGAGTTTAATGAAAG